GTTTATCTTCTAATGTTGTATCGTCAACATCTGTTACTTATACACCTTCTTCATTAGCTACTCAGGATTCTTGTACATTCTTTGTTAACTATGATGGTGTAAAACATGCAATTTTAGGGGCTAGAGGGACATTTTCTATAAGTTGCGCAGTTAATGAAATACCTATGATAAATTTTGAAATGCAGGGCATTAAATCAACAATTACAGATACTGCACTTCCAACCGTTACAAAATCAAATCAAGCAGAACCTGTTATTTTTAAAAATGGTAATACAACAGGTTTTGAGATATTTGGTTTTGCTGCTGCATTGCAATCATGGGAGTTAGATTTTGCTAATGAAGTTATATATAGAGAACTTGTAGGCGGTACAAAAGAAGCATTAATTACTGATAGAAGGCCATCAGGTACTATGGTTGTAGAAATGCCAGCGCTTTCTGCAAAAAACTTTTTCTCAATAGCAGAAGGTACAACAACAGGGGGAAACTTATATCAACATTCAGGTGGTGCGGGTAATATTGTTAATATTAGTTGTCCACAAACTGATTTAGGACAGCCTAATTATGAAGAATCTGACGGAATCACTATGTTAAATTTACCCTTTTACGCTACACCTACAGCGGCGGGTAATGATGAATTTTCTTTGGCTTATTCCTAGTTGTCAAGTCGTATAAAAGGGTTTACCCTAGAAGAGATTATATATTTTTTATGTTTATTTTAAAAAAGGAAGCAACTTTTACGCATCCGATAAAATTTTATACACCCGCTGATGGTGGTATTCGAAAAGAAGAAACATTTGACGCTATTTTTAAAATTCTGCCACAATCTAGAATTAATGAAATAGGAGCGCAAGCACAAAAAAAAGAAAAAGAACTAAAAGAAGGTATTATTGATGGTACAGATATAAGTGATTTATTAATAGCAGATGAGATATTAGTAGGGTGGGAAGGCATAACCGATGGAAATGAGCCTGTAGTATTTACAAAATCTACAAAAAAACAAGTTTTAGATATAGCAGGTCTAGCTAACATATTAGTAACTGAATACTTAGAAGTGGTTGCACAACAAAAAACAAAAAACTAGAAGGGGCTGCATTGTTTTGGTGCGGTGATCGTATTATTGATGAAACAGCAGAAGATGATGCCGTTCTATTCAATCAGCCCATAGAAAAAAAAGAAGATGAAAAAATATTTGAAGTATTACCTTGTAATTGGGAATCAATAAAAATATTTTTGAATATACAAACTCAATGGAGAATAGACCAAGGTGTTATTTACGGTCTTGATTACAACGCAGTAGCATTTATTTTTAAATTAAAAAAGAAAAAAATCAAGAAACCTTTAGAAATACTTGCTGACTTACAGGTATTAGAGGCTAAAATAGTAGAAACATTAAATAAAGATAATAAATAAATGGATTTATCTACCTCATATACTATAAAAGCACAGGTACAGGGACAAAATCAGATAGGTGGTTTACAAAAAAGTTTAGGCGGTCTTAAAAATACTACTAATAATACAGCTACAGCAATGAATAAGCTTAAAAGTGCTGCTAGTAATGCTTTTGGAGCTTTAAGGGCTTTAGCACCTGCTATTGGTGTTGCTGGTCTAGGAAAGTTAGTCAATGATACTTTAGAACTTGGCGATATGCTACAAAAACTATCTGTTACATCAGGTGTTTCTGTAGAAATGCTAGATAAATTACGGATATCTTCTCAATTAGCAGGGACAGATTTTAAAGCATTACAAAGGGCATTTCCTGTACTAGCTAAAAATATGCAAGATGCATCAGATGGCGTAGGCACTGCGAAAGAGGCTTTTGATCGTATCGGATTTAGTGCAGTTGATAGTTCAGGAAAATTAAAATCTATGGATCAAGCGTTATTAGAAATATCTGATTTAATGAGTAAAACAAAAGATGATACCTTAAATTTAGCAAACGCTAATGAAATTTTTGGAGGTGGTGTAGGTAGAAAATTAGTACCATTACTTAAAGAAGGTAGTGCAGCAATACAGGGTATAAATTCAGGTTTTTCACAAGAAAATGCAGAAAAAATGGCTGCTTTTAATGACAAAGTTACATTGTTAGGCGAAAAATTTAATGTATTGAAAATTCAATTAACTGATTCTGTATTACCAGCCCTTACTAAATTAGTAGAAATTATAGGAATAGGTGTTGAAAAATTTGGGGCATTACCAGCCCCTATAAAAGGTATTTCTATAGCTATTGGCTTGTTATTACCTTTAATAGTTACTTTAGTACCTTTATTTGGTGCAATGGTTATTTCTATTAAAGCAATAGCAGCTATAAAATTAGGCGCAGTTTTTGCTGCAATTACACCCGCAATAGGTGGAGTAGTTACGGCTGTTGGTGGTTTAATAGCTGCATTTGCACCATTTTTAGCTGCTGCTGCAATACCTGCTGCTATTATTGGTTTAGGCGTATTAATATATAAATTTAGAGATCAAATAGGTGCAGCTTTTCAAGCTATTGGTAATTTTTTAGTAAGTCTCAAAGATAGTTTTATTCTTATACTACAAACTATAGGAGAAGTTATAAAAAAACCATTTGTTGCTTATGCAAATTTTGTAAAAGGTGTTTTTAATAATGTAGTAGGTGGAATACGAAATGCATTTAATGCTATTCCTAATTTTGTTAAAACTGCTATAAATGCTGCTACTGCACCTGTTAGAAACTTCATGAATTTAATAAAAAAAGCATTACAAGCATTGAGAAATTTACTAAAAAGAAGAGCAGCAGCTAGTACCGGTGGTGGGCAAAATAGTCCTACACCAATGGCTTTAGGAGGTGTTGTTACAAGTCCTACATTAAGTTATTTAGGAGAAGCGGGTAGTGAATATGTTATACCTGCAAGAAAAGCTGCACAATTTTCAAAAAATTATTTAGCAGGTTATAGAGGTTCATCTGCTGTACCAAGATTTGCAGAAGGTGGTTATGTTGCACCAAATGTAAATATAACTACAGGTGCTGTTACACAAATGGATGGAACTAATTTTATAACTACAAATGATTTAGCTGCTGCTGTAAAAAGTTCTATTGACCAAACTATTAATTTAATTGGATCTGACTTAAAAACAAGAAGGGCTTTGGGTTTATAATATGGCAAATTTTGATATATTAACTTTTTTAGAATATTATGCAGATAAATCTAGTGTATTAAATAGTAATGGTAAAAGATCACCTACAAATGCATATCAAAATTTTTATCAATCAGCACAAAATCTAACAGCAGATTCAGCTATAGATCAAAATATGAATTTTACCTATCTAGCTTTTGATGCATCTGGTTTTGCTTCTACTGAGGCCGCAAGTATTAGTGATTTAACAATAAATTTAGCTGCTACCGCAAATATAATAGATCTAACTGATACAGCTATTAATGGTGATCGTCTTGTTATTGCATCACTTTATATACAATCTATAGGACAAGATACATTTAGTAATTCTGCAAGTCTTATTTGTAGATTTACAGGAACTATAGATAGTGCATCAGTAGATGATACAACTGTTAAATGGGTAGTAAGTCCTTCAATATCAAAACAAAAAGCACAAGTACCGTCAAGACGTATTAGTAGTGATCTTATGGGTAGATTTATATCAACATGATGAACATAGTATTTGCTGTAAATATAAAGGCTATTCTTGAGGATGGAACAGAAGTGACAGATGTTACTGGTTTTTTAATAGATAATAAAAGAGTTTATAAATTACCAGATAATACAATTTTAACAGGAACAAAAAAAATAAAAGAAACTAAATTTGCTAGATTTACAGTATTGCCAACAGTATTGCCTTATATTATGTCTAGGGTTAATGAATAGATGGGATCTATAAGCAAAAAATTAAGTGATATATTAGATAGTAAAGGTTTTGTAAAAGGAACTAATAAGTATATCGGTGGTGTTGTAACTTCAAAAAGTGGTTTAGTTTCTGCACAAGCACAGCCAAAATCAAAAGTAGGACAAGATTCACAGATATTAGATGAAAGTTTAGATAATTTTAAAAAGCCAAATAGTGATCTAGATGTTTCGCAAAAAATTGCATCAACTGGCGAAACTGTACCTATAGTTTTTGGTAAAAGAGCTAATAATATTGGTGGTATATGGATGCAACCTAGTTTAATAAAAGCTGGTACAGCAAGTTTTGTGCAAAAACTTTTATTTGTAATTTCTCAGGGTGAAATTGTAAGTACACCAATAAAATCAAAAGCTTTTACAGGTCTTTTAAAATTACCTTTTTTAAATGATAGTACAGTATCTTTATCTCATATTTATAGTACTGCTGAATCATTAGCTGCATCTCCTAATTCATGTCCTATTTCTGGTACTGGTCTATTTTGTGGTAACGATATTTATACATATTTAAACCCTTTAATTAAACCTGTCTCAGGCAGTTATTTAGAAAATGTGCCTGATTTTGGTAAAGATTTTGCAAATTTTAGAATTAAAACTTTTGGTACAGGTGATACATCTAATACTACTTTTGTATGCACCTTGCAGGTATTTGATGCTGAAACAGGTGATAATGTTACTACAGCATGGCAAACATATTTAAATGTTCAAGATATGGAATTTGGATTTAATCAAAGGTTTTCTAGTAACGGTACTTTATTAGGTGGTAAAACTGTTGGAACTATAGAAGATACAATAAGTCAGCTTGGAGGACAACTAATACCACCTATAAATTCAGCTACAGTAGCTGATGGTACATATACACAATCTAATTTAAATTCACTTAATGCTGTAAGTAATGGACGCACAAAATTTATTTTTAAAAATACATTTCTTTCAGTTAATAATCAAATAATACCTAGTAATCCAGCAAGTACAGGTACACTTGAGGGTGTACAGTTTGAAGAAACAGTTGGCACAAGTGCAGTTATTCAAAACACATCGAATAATAATTCATCTTTTGCTGATATTACATTTTTGGCTACTTCTGGTAACTTATTTGAGGGTACAGCATCAGGAACATTTCCAAGTATTACAAAACAACTATATATATTTTATGAACAGGGTGTAAAAGTAGATTTGTTTAGTGCTGGTTTATCAGGTTCTAGCTATACACAGGGTGCAAGTAATCAATTTATAGATTTAGCAATGCATCTTTTTAAATTATATAAAAAAATTGATGGTAATAATACAGCTTCTATTGTTGCACCAGTTGAGTTATCTAATTTGCAAAGTTTATGTACATTTTGTACAAATAACAGTATGTTCTTTAATGGAATAATTTCTAAAGCAGTAAATATCGTAGATTTTATAACAGAAACAGCACCATTTTATTTTTTATCTTTTTTATCTGTAGGTGGTAAATATCAATTTTCGCCAATATTACCTATTACAGTTAGTAATCAAATAGATACAACTGCAATAACACCTACAATGACATTTACAGAAGCAAATATTATACAAGGCTCATTTCAAAAAGGTTATTTAAGCGTAGAGGAAAGAAGAGAATTTGTTGCTAGTTGTATTTACACTGAATGTATTCCTACTGAAGTAGCAAGAAGAAAAACAGTTAGTGTTAGGTTTTCATCTAGTGCTTTAGATTCGCCAACAGAGCAATTTGATATGTCTGATTTTTGTGCTGATGTAAATCATGCAATTTTGTATGCAAAATATGAATTGGCAAGACGTAAACATAGTACACATGTTATAAGTTTTTCAACGCCTTTATTAACTACAACACTTATACCTACAAATATTATAAAACTACAATTGCAAAGAAAAAACAGCGTAGGGGATGACAGACAAGAAATAGAATATTATCAAGTTAGCAGCATCACTTATGATAATGATGGTGTTAGTAATATAGAAGCTGCACATTTTCCCTTAGATTCAAATGATAAATCAGAAATATCTTTAGAACTAACAACTGGTACTTTTACTGTTTTACAATGACAACTTTTCCAGCATTAGAACCAGAAACAAGAGCATTAGTTTATGGGGACTACCCACAAAATACGCATGAAGGTCTAAGCGGTGGGAATGTAAGATTTTTATTAGGTACAAAAAGATTAGTACAAAGATTAACTATTACATATGAGTACTTAACAGAAACACAGGCACAAAGTTTATTAACACATTTTAATGACCAGAATGGAACTATTGAGCCTTTTGACTTATCTAGTCAAGTATGGGCAGGTTATTCTACACCGCCTGTTAGTAGTAGCAGTTATCAGTGGAGGTATGCACAATCTTTTCAAATTAGTATATCTTCACCAAATAGGTATAGTACATCTATAGAGCTTATAAGCGTACCTTTATAATGGCTACATTTCCTTCAATAATTCCTACAACAAGACTTTATACTCAAGGTGATTTTCCTAGTGCTATACAGCAATCATCAAGTGGTACAACAACTGGTTTTAGGCGTGGTAATAGGCGTATAAATCAAACATTACAGCTAACATTTGATAATCTTACAGAAACGCAAGTAAATCTTATAAGAACTCATTATGATGGGCAGAATGGAAGTTTTAAAATATTCTTTTTGTCATCTAGTACATGGAGTGGATACAATACACCGCCTGTAGCCTTAGTATCAGATTTTGCATGGCTATATGCAACACCTCCTACAATTTCTGATGGAATTGTAAGTAAATGGAATGTTGAAGTAGAACTTGTTTCAGTACCTATAGATATAGGTGATTTAATTTATGATGCTGGCGATTCTTCAACAACTGCAAGGGCATATATATTAGATGCCTTAACAAGTAGCTCATCACCTGCTAGAACTAATATAATAGATGCAGGTACTTCTGTTTAAGTATGACAATAACACTAACTGCTTTACAAAAGCAAAGAAGAGATACAGCTAGTAATTGGACATCTAATAATACTGTTCTACTTGCAGGGGAATGGGGTATTGAATCAGACACCAAGAAGTTTAAAATAGGTGATGGATCAACAGCATGGCAAAGTTTAGACTATGTACCAATACCAGATACAAATAGATTATTAACAGGGAATTTAACAGTAGGCACTAACTTAAATGTAAGCGGTAACGCAGTAGTTACAGGTGATTTTACAGTAAACGGAACTACTACAACTGTTAATACAACTAATTTAGATGTAGAAGATGTAAATATTACTTTAGGAAAAGTTTCTTCCCCTTCAGATACGCTTGCTGATGGAGGGGGTATAACTCTAAAAGGATCTACAGACAAGACATTAAATTGGGTAGATTCTACAGATTCATGGACTTCATCAGAACATTTTTCTGTATCAGGACAAAAAGAAGTAAGGTATCTAGATTCTGACTCATCACATCATGTAGGATTTAAAGCACCTGCAACAGTTTCATCTAATATTGTATGGACATTACCAGCAACAGACGCAGCAGTAAATGGTTATGTTTTAGCATCTGATGGTTCAGGGAACTTATCATGGGTAGATGCTGGATCTAGTACAAATCCACAAATAACAGGAGATATCACTTTACAAAATGATGGATTAATAAGAGGCTTTTCTACATTACAGGCTACTTATACAGGATCTACAAAAGTACTTACAGTTACTGTTGCTAGTAAAACTGCAAACCATAGATATAACGGAACAGGATCTAGTAATGGATATAAAATTAATGGATATGAAGCACCTTTTATAACACTTACTGCTGGTAGAACATATAAATTTGATCAGTCAGATAGTAGTAATAGTGGGCATCCTTTACGTTTTTTCTTAGAAGCAAATAAAACAACTGCATATACAACAGGCGTTACTACTAGCGGTACAGCAGGCCAAGCAGGTGCATATACTCAAATCGTAGTAAGTGACACAACACCATTAATACTTCATTATCAATGTAATACAAATGGTCACAACTATATGGGTAATAGTGTTTCTACAAATTCAAATGTAGTAAATTACAATGATTTATTAAATAAACCAACGATTCCTACAAATAACAATCAATTAACAAATGGCGCAGGTTTTATTGATGGTTCTGCATTAAATGCAAGTAATTTAAGTTCAGGTACTATACCTGATGCAAGATTCCCTGCAACACTACCTGCTGTAAGCGGTGCAAACTTAACTAATATACCTGCTGATGCTACAAAATTACCTTTAGCAGGTGGTACTTTAACAGGTGATTTATTATTAGATAATCAAAAAGATTTACGTTTTGTAGAAGCTGATGCTAATGGTTCTAATTATGTAGCATTTCAAGCACCTGCTGCTATAACAAGTGATGTGACGTGGACATTACCAGCAACAGATGCGGCTGTAAGTGGATATGCATTAGTATCAGATGCATCAGGTAATTTATCATGGGCTGCTGCTGGAGGTGCTGGAGCTACTGGAGGAGGCAACGATGAGGTTTTTTTTGAGAGCGACCAAAATGTAACAACCTCATATACATTAAGCTCAAACAAACACGCACACACTGTGTCACCTACAATTAATAACGGAGTAACAATTACTATTCCAAATAATGCAATTCTTGTTATCTTATAGTTATGTCAATAGCAATAAACGGATCAGGTACATTATCAGGAATAACAGTAGGAGGTTTGCCTGATGGAATAGTAGATACAGATACGCTTGCTGCTAATGCTGTCACTAATGGAAAATTAGCAAGTGGTGTTGGTGGTAAAATTCTTAAAGTTCATTCAGTTCAAAGCTCAACCGGACAAGACATTACTTCTAGTTCTTATACTGATATTACAGGCTTAACAATAACATTAACACCAGCAGCTACTAGTAAATGTCTTGTACATGCAGTTGTTACTGGATATGGTGAATTCCTTAGCACTTTTCATGGTCATAACAAAATGCAAGTTCTTAGAGATAGTACGACAATAGGTGTAGTTTTGCGTAATATAAGGCTACAAACTAACTCTTCAACAGATTACTTACAAGTTGGTTGCCCACTTACACAAACAGTTCTTGATACACATGGAGCAAACGGAAGTACTGCAATAACTTATAAATGTCAGGGTTTAACTAATCATGGTCACATGTTTGTAAACTCAAGTTATGGTACATATTCTAGTCTTACTGTATATGAGGTTGCACCAAACTCATGATCTATAATAAAGGACAGGCACTGTGCAGTTTAAAACCAAATGCTCAATATAGTTGGGTTGGTACAGATTATTCTGGCTTGGAGTGGTTAGATAGCGGAACAGCACCAACTGAATCTGAAATAAATGCAGAATTAACAAGACTTACAAATGCAGAGCCAATGAGATTATTAAGAGTAGAAAGAGATAGATTATTAACAGCTTGTGATTGGAGAGCAAGTTCTGATTTAACATTATCAACAGCTTGGAAAACATATCGTCAAAGTTTACGAGATCTTCCTTCAAGTGCATCGCCTAAAGTTGATTCTGATGGTAACTTAGAT